GATGAGTGCGGTTATCTTCCCAAGGTAAAGTAGGACTCTCTCAGAATTAACCAAGTGTTTCGGAACTAATTGCCTGAATGAAAGTTAATATATCGGATCTCATCTAATTCTCTTAAGGCTATTATCGCCTTCTAGTTTTTCATTGCTTGACACAATACCATCTGCATTCATATCATACCAATCGCCACCATTGATTAATTCATCAAATAGGAATTGATATTTGCCTTGGTAAAAGCCAATCTTTGCTCGTTCAGCATTGTCTTCTTTACTAAAATCTGCGATCTTAGGAAGGATATAATTCCATAGAGCATACATTACGCATATCTCTGTGAAATCGTGCTGGCGACCAAGAATTAAATTGGCATTAACTGCGGGCAAGTCTACTTTTTGAACTACAGAGTTGGTGGCGTTTGTCTTATAATAAAGACTTGCCCACCAACTTGTATCTCTTATTAGACTTAAAATGCGTTCAGTACTGCGAACAAGTAAATCTTCAATTACAGTTTGAGTAAGGCCTTCGTTGGCTTCAAATAGGCGTTGATCAGCATTTAGAACATCTTGATATTCAGCAAAACTGACTACGTTTCTATTTGGTGCTTGTCCTGTGTAGATGAAGGCCATTTCTTATCTCCGTATTAGATTACTTTGTTTGCTGTTAACTTAACACCGAATGCTGGGTTAAGAACACTAGCGCCTGCAACCGCTTTTAATACAACGTCAGTTGCACGATCTTTAGGCAAATACAAAGTATTCATATCAATACCGCCACGCATAGCGTGGCCAATTGCGTTAGGAGCGAATACAGCGTTAACTGCATTGTAACTATCGCTAGATACTAATGCACTTTCAAAAATTTGAACACCAGCGATTTGGCCGATATAGAAACCTTTTAATACGTCGTTACCAACGCTAGTTGCGTTCTGGTAAGAAGTAGTTGCTGTCAAACTAGCCTTCAATGCGTATGCTGCACCTGGATGTAGAACTGCATAGAAAGGACCAGTTAACTTACGTGAACGCAATGTTGCTGCGGCACCCATAATTGTTGAACTTGTGATTTCTAAGTTAGCAGAACCAACATCAGTTGTGAAGTCTGAAAAAGTTGCGAATACTTGTGTATCCAAACCTTCTGCAATAGCACGACCACTTTGGTCACCAATTTGTGCAAATACGTCGCTGTAAGCAGAGTCACGCAACATATCTGTAACTTGATGGTAAACAACCTGTTCACTTAATGTGATGTCTACTGAAGTTGTGTTAGTTTGTTTAACAGTTGCAGAGGCTTCATCAGTGATGTTTTCTGCAGTGATGCTAGACCAAACTGGAACTTGCAATACTTTACCTGTGTTTGCTGGAGCGTCAAAAACTGTGACCAATTGACGGGCAACAGATGTTTCATAAGCGGCGTATTGTGCTTGAGTAACTAACTTGGCAAATAATTCGCTGTTAAGACTTGTGTTTAAATTTGATGGATAAGACATTTTTAATTTCCTTTAATTAATGTTATCAAAACTTCTTCTGTTTTTGAAGGTTTGAATATATTTGTCTATGTTCCGCTAGTCGCATATCAAGTTTATTAACATCAACTTCATTTGCGGCACTATTGGTAACATTGGACTTTGAGTGAGTTGTAGCAGGTGTGGCTGATACAAAATGCGGATTCGAATCTAAGAACTCCCGCACTAAGTCTTCCACTTGCAAAGGTTGACCAGCATCATTATAACGCACAGAGCCTTTGGTATCTGTTACTTCCACTTCACCATCATTATTAAGTCTTACATTGTTTGATAATAACGCCTTAACTTGATCTGCATTCACGGCACGGTATTTGGCAGCGGCAGACACAAGAGGAGTATTAACTTTGTATTCCTTAATAATGCTATCTCTCTTTTGGATCTCTTGATCCTTTTTAGCAGCCAGTTCTGATAGAGTCTTTTCAAACTCACCACGCTTTAGTTGAGTTTCAGTGCGACGTTGTTCTGCCTCTGATTTCAATTGACGTAGTTCTTCAGGATCTCCCAAATCTTCATAAGGTTTGAGTGCTTTCTTTGATACGCTAGCCTTTAATCCAGCCATCATATCATTGACTTCCTGTTGAGTATAAAACTTATCTGCTTGTGCCTGATTTTCTGCGGTTGCGGTAGCATCAGTTGCGTTGTTTGTTGCCGATGTTTGATTGAAGTTCATCGTTTCTTCGCCTTTCATTTCAAAAGTATAGGGTAATTCAATATTGGTTACAATATAATATTATAACCAATGTAAGTTATTTATCTATTAAGGATTTAAGCCCAGAATACTACGCATCATCCACATCTGTTGCTTGTGTGCATCAATACGATCAGCAAGGAAGTTTTGAATTCCATACTCACGTTGAGCGTCTGCCAAGTCATAAGTGTCTTGCAAGTGTGAGACTAGAGTTTCAGCGTCTGCCAATAGTGCTGTAAAAATCTCAACAGGATCGCGTGGAGTACCTGCAGGATCTTTTAGTATGCTTTCAGCAATGATTTCTGGGTATGTTCCTTGTGCAAATGCCTCAAGTTGACGTGTCTTTTCAGCGTAGTCATCTATGGCACCTTGTGCATCACTATAAACTTTGTTTAAAAATTCGTGATACTGTGGAAAGTCTGGACCTATAATATTCCAGTGTGCGTTGTGACTTTCTAGGTAATATGTAAAGTTGGTAGCAAATGCTACACGCATTGCTTGAATTAATTTGTCCATTGCATTATCCTTGATTGTTAGTTGAGAATTGATAACCATTATTGATACCGGCGGCTGAAACTGCAGAAGCAATATCTGCTTCGACAACAGGTTCAGTTGGTCCAGTTGTGGGAGTTGTTTCTTCCATTAAGTCGCTGGTATTAGTCATACCGGGAACTGTAATTAATCCTTCTAGCGGTGTGTCATCTGTAACTAGGTCAATGATCATTTGATCAATAACTGCCAGGGCCTCAGGGCCTGTGGCAGCACTCTTGGCTGTTTGCAGATCTAGATATTCTTGTGATTTATCTTGGATACTGTATTCATTAGGATACTCAATCTCTCCATCCCATATATAACCTTGGTATGTGGCCCATATTTCCCACATTTGTTCTTCGGCTAATTCCAAATTATCTGCTTTTTCTGCCAACTTGGCATTTAACAATTGAAATTCAGTTTGCATAGCAACACCAGACTGTACTACTTTTGTAGTTGCACGTACTGAACCAGTGTTGGCCAATTTATCAATTGTTTCGCTAGCCTGATTAATTGCTTCGTAGATGCTTGATAAACTTGCACCACCGTATTCAAGTAAATATGGCTTAAGACCTGGATCTAGGTTTTCTGGTATACTAATAATTGAGCCGGCGCCTGTACCTGCATTGGTCTCAGGAGTCTTAACTAGACTTGGATGACTATCCATACGAATTGTTTGTTCAACTTCCGACAGGTTATTGTAAATGAATTTTTGTAGGTCGGCAATGTCTGTGATATCACTCACACCAATGCCACGCACAGCACTACGACCACTGTATGCTACTGTGGCAGGGATACTGCCGAGCATATTGTCTTCAATGGTTTCGCTGATCAGTTTACGAACATCGTAATCAACTATCCACGTGGTAATTGTTTCTGGTGTCCATTCTTTAATAGTTTGTACTGAACCGTTGATGTCTTCAATATATTTTAAACGCTTAAGATCATAGTAACCTGAAAGGTCACGTTCCCAACGCCAATCTAGTACTGATAAAGGATTTAATAATACTAGATAAGGGCGAACGCCTGCTTGCATTTCATCTGCTTTGGTAATAGCATTGATGTTTGGTTTGGCCAGCAACATCCAGCAATGACCAAATACACTTGCCCAGGTTGAAACGTCTTTCATAAAACTATCTAAGTCACGTCCTTCCATATCGCAATCTTCAAGGAAGTCTTGCAACTCTGGCATATCTGCTGGCATTGAACCAAAATTACGTTCAGGACAATCTTTAAATAAGAAACTGTTGTATACGTTAATGATTGCTTTGCAGTGATTCTGCAATGGAGTTGTGCGTAAACGAGCACCGTACTCTTGATCAGTTTCCAATTGGTATTTGGTCAAGTGTTGTCCACGACGATAATCTTCACCGCCAAGATAACTTTCTAATAGGTAACGCCAGGTAGTTCTATTGTATGCATATTGACGGTTGCCAGTGGCTATACGGCCTAACTGTTCGTCCAAGATTTGCATTGTGCTCATTGCTTATTCCTTTATCAATTCAAATTATGACCCCACCTACGTGGAATCAATTCTCTAGGATCAATGTCTCTCTTAACTGGGAAGACATAATCTATAAAATATCTAATACTATCACTAAAGTGATCAAAGCCAGAATCTTTATCTGGCACGTTGTTACTGTTTTCTTTATAGGTGTGCTTTTCGAGGCTCTCTATAATCTTTTTACACTTGGGGTCAACAAAAAATGTACGTTGACCCGCGGCATTGCATAGTTTTGTATTTACCGCATTTATTCCGTCACGGACTGGGTTGTGCGAGTGCGGTGCTTTGACAACGAATCCGGCATTAGCAAGTATGGTATGGTCCGTATGACCGGACGCACTTGACTTTCTTGCTGAGCCGCTTGGGTCTGGATATACAAAGATTTTCTTTCTTGGATAACGTCCAGATATTTCGGCCACCATTTCTGCGGTATTACTAGAATACAAAGCGATCTCATCGATTGCATAAACATTATCCCCTTCACGTGCAAATACACTGGCACTCATCATTCCCACGTTAAAGTCTAGACCTATATACACAATATCAGGTATGGGTTTTGTCCACTCTTGAATATTTGTGCCGCGATCAAATGCGTAATAGATTCTATTTTGATATGATTCAAATGTTGCTAGGTATTCTTGGTTAAAGGTGCGTTGATCTAAGTCACGACGAGCCTGTTCTATTTCTGCTGCACTGACATTGCCACCATCGATTGTTCTGAAACTCCAGGCTTCCCATTGATGTTCACTAGGGTCACAGCCACGGTTGTATAAATCATAGGCCCAGTTTGCTGTGCCCATTGGAGTTGATATGAACAAGGCTGTGCCTCGACGATCAGAGAGCGTGGGTCGTAATACTTCTGTCCAGGCTTTCTCTTCAATCATTGCAAACTCATCCATAATTATTCCATCGAGGCCAACGCCGCGGAGTGAGTCCGGATTATCTGCACCACGTAGGCTAATACGTGAGCCATTCTTTAATGTAATTGTGAGATCACTTTCATTGACTCTATCAACCCAATTCAAATCCATTAGGCGATACTTGAGCGGATCCCATATGACCTGTTTGGCCTGACGATAAGTTGGATATACTAGGAACACACGTTTGTCAGGATGGCGAGCAATTTTTGCTGTTTCACGAATGGCTAAGAATGTTTTACCCCAACGACGTCCTGCGATCACAACACGAAAACGTGCTTCCGACTCTGCCACAGCCAATTGGCCTGTGTTCAATGCCATTAGACGTTATCCGACCAAGGCAGGATCTTCTCGTTGTCTACATTGGTTGGAGTATCGCTTTGACCCAACATATTCTTACCTAGCCAGATCAACATAACAGCATTGCCTGACAGGGCCAATTTGATTTGTGCCTGACGTAGGCGTTGTTTAGTTTCTTCACGTGCCTTTTCAACGTAGGGTCTGAAGTTGTAACGCATTGTATCTTCTGGTACACCAAACCATTCACCTAATTCTTTATAACTACAACCTAGCGTTGCAAGATAGAAAACTTCATCAGGCGGAACAACCTTCTTGGTTGGGCCGCGGCCCACGATCAATCCATCACGTTGCACAATGCCCCATTTAACATTTTGTCTAGGTTTGAATTCCCACTTGTGTACGGCCTGTTGCTCGGGAGCCTGGGCTTCTATTTCTTGATTGTCGTCAAGTGGTAGGTCGTTAGAAATATTATTTTCCATATATGTTATTTATGTGAATTACAATTCATACCATCCCCGGCCCGTGTACACCGCCAAGACGTCACGGAAATAACGTTCATATTCAGGAGCAATCACGTCAAGGCTAAACTGTTCCGCATACTTTCTACATTGTATGGGATTAAGATATTGGACTGTGTCACAGGCTTCTACATAGTCACGTAGTGTGCGACAACGAATGCCTGTTAGGTTGTCGCGATTGAATTCAGCAAAGGCTGCATAGTCTGGCGAGATAACAGGTGTGCCAGATAACATTGCTTCAATTTGAACTCCACCAAATGGTTCACCATACCGGCTGGCTATGAATAGGGCGGAGGCATTGCTCATTAGGAAACGACGTAGGTCTGCGTCAGCATAACCAACCTCTCGCACGTGATCTGGGGTCTTAGTATACCCCATCTCCGCGAGGCTACCTTGACCGGCGATAATTAACTGTTTTCCTGCCTTTTCAGTCGCTTCTATGGCAATATCGACACCTTTGCCGCTGTAGATTCTTCCTAGGTACAGTATGTAATTGCTCTTGGCCGTTTGATATGTAAAATCTGCCAGATCAAAGTAGTTTGGTATCACTACTGAGTAGATATCTTGGTTGCATTGGTTAACAGCATCAAGTCCGCCGGCGGCTGTGCGTATGGTGTGGCTTTCATATATTTTCCAGCGTAGGCAAGTGCTTCCATATCCAATACCTGATTCCATTGCAATGAGATCTGGGTGTGCATCTGCTATGGCTTTGTGGCCCCAACCGAATGGACACAATAATATATCTAATGGCTGTTTACGAAGACCTATCTCTTTTATAGCGTGGGCGTGAAATACCGCGTATGCAGCATCTTCGACTCGGAAGTAATGTGCAAATCCTTTTTGGCGCCACGCTTGCTGGTCCACATAGTCTACTCCATATGCAGCACGTAGCACGTGATCGTTAGTAACGTCAACGTGAACGACATCTGGATAGTCCCAGTCACGGCTCTCGTGACCGTAGTGAAATATGGTATGTCCACGGCCGGACATCATTTTTAAAAACTTATGAACTTTTTGTGTAAATGCACACGCCACATAGTCTCGGTGTGTTGCAGTATGTGGAATGCCTAGAATATGTATTCTGTACTGGGCTGTCATTTTATATCCTTAATACACCTATTTATGTGGTCAAACAAAAAGGCGCTGTTTTATGGCACCTTTTTGAGTTTTCCCTAGGGGGGAAAGAGGATATAACACGTATATTAAGTATGCACCAGGAAATGACGGTAACCCAGTACAAAAATATTTAGTCTCGGACTGCCTCTATCCAAACAGGATTTCGTACTCTAAGCAAGATAAGACTAATGTTAGGGTGATTATCGCCTACTACATAATAGCAACTGGTCAAGCGATAATCCTGATTATCATTATACGATTGTTCATATATTCTGTCACCCACCAATTCGCTCAAAATAGGATCTTGATCCAGTTCCGTACTGCTGAGCAATAATATATCTCGGATGTCTTCACCTAGTAGTTCACGTATTTTTTTCATTTGAGTTCCAGTTATGTAGGGTTGTAGGGTTATGCAAGGTTTTGTACATTTTACTATATACTATTTTTATATTTTATTTTATAATATATTACTATACAACTATACATACCATACATAATAATAATAATAATAATAAAAGTCTATATAATACAACAGGTTACAAGCAATTTTTGGTTTTTTTGACCTTACATACAACCCTACATAAACCCTACATACCCTACATAGATTCAGTCATCAGCCCGCCGTAATTGTACTCGTAAACGTTCCATTGGCGTTAAATCCATACCTTCTTGTGGTACAATACCTGTCTCTTATACACATCTCCGAGCCCACGAGACGC